GTTGGCGATGATGACGTTCTTCCAGCCTTCCGAAGGCTCCGGTTCTACGGGCCTCATATCTGCGGTTCCTGCACGTCGACCGCGCCCATCCATAGTTCATCCATCGTTCAGATCCCCCTCCTTTGAGTAAACCCCCGCTTAGCCCGCGAAGAACCGTCCGATGACGCTCCGCGGGATGACCACCGTGCACGCCTGCTTGTTCGTCTGGCCCGTGCACCGCCAGTTCGTCCCCTGCCGCTCCATCCGCTTCTCGCCGTGCGCCGGGCACTCCACCACAAAGTGGTTCGGCCCTTCCTGGCGCACCTGCGGGTACTCCGTCCCGTCATCCGCCACCGGCGTCCGCACGATCGGCTCCGGCGCGGGGCTCGCATCGCGGTCAACGGTCCGCCGCGTCTCCGTTTCGGGCACCGACGTCCCGAGCGGGAACAACCCCACCAGGTTGGCGTGGATGTCCCCTGCACGTCCGTCGCCTACGCCCGCCGCCGGCGGCGCGGGCCAGTCCTCGAAGACCGCAGCCAGGCCCAGCTCGTCCAGCGCCACCCGGCGAGCTGTCCCGAAGTCGACGATGTACCCGTTCTCAGCCTTCTCGACCGTCGCCTTCACGATGCTCCCGCCTCCCTGGGCGCCATCGCCGCCTTCATCGCCCGGGCCCGGGCCGCCGCCGCGAATCCCCTGGCCCACTCCGTTTTCTCGGTGAACCGCACGTACGGGTTGCACTCCGGCCGCAACCCTTCGTTCGAGGCCCGATACCCCTTCGACCACGCGATGCTCAATTGACTCACCACAAACCTCCTTGTCCGCTGCGCGGGAACCACGTCCGCGCAAACCGTCCCGAACTCGTCGCCCGCTCCTCGCCCGCTTCCACCATCCCGGCTTCCACCAGCGCCTTCAGACGCCGCGCCACGGCGTACTTGTCGAGTCGCGCGCCTTCGACCGATGCCAGCTCTTCGAACGTCAGCCCCGGGTTCGCCCGAACCATCTCCAGGACTTCCTTCTCCTGGGCCGCCAACGCCCCGCTTTCGAACATCACCCGCGCCGCGTGCAGCGACGTCGTCGGGTCCCCCCGGTGGCGCAGGCGGGCGAGCGCGCTCATCGCGGCCCTCCGTGCCCGAACCCTCCGATGACGGCAATCGCGACCAGCACGAATGCCCCTACCACGATGCCCTGCGCCATTACCGTCGCCATCTCGGTTACCTCCCTGGTAGCCCGGTTGTGGGCCGGCGGTCGGCGACCCCGGCCGGTGAGGGATTTGAAGGATTTGGGAATTGGGGTTCGCCGCCGCCGGGGGCGGGAGGAGCGAATGGAGCGGACAAACGCTCAACTCCCGTCCACGCCGTAGACGAACCACGGGCGATCACTCGCCGCGTCTCTTCAAGCGCGCGAGCCAGCTCGTGCTCGAAACTCACCCGGCGGTCCAGCCGCCGCTGCGCCAGCAGGCGCTCCCGGTTCTCCCGGTAATACCGGCGCCGGTACTCCGCCTCGTCGAACATCCGCCCCGGGCGCACCGACGCGCGAACCCGGTCCAGGTCCATCACCATCGTCCGGTTCAGCGCCTCGGAATGGGAGTAGCTCTCGTGCGGGCCCGCGCACACCCCGCCTTCAGCCGGCTCGCCGCACTCCCAGCAAGGGAACCCACGCCCGCTCACAGCTTCGCCCCGAACTCGTCGATTTCGATCACCCCCACCAGGGAGGCGGAACACCCGCCACAGACGTCCGCCGGGGAACCCGTCCCTCGCACCCGCACGCGCTTCCACCCGCCCTCCAGGCGCGAACTCCGGCGAATCGTGTGGATCGATTGCTGCCCGGTCGCACGGGCGCCGGCCGCGGTGAACCCCGGCGAAAGCAGCCCGCAACCGTCACACGCGATGACCGTCCTGGTGCTCATGCGAACGTCCTCAGCAGCGCAGCGATCGCGAAGGTGAGCGCCGCAAAGGGCAGCGGCCAGTGGGGGTTCTCGGCTCGCCGCGCCACCGCAAGGAGTAGATAGAGGCAGCCAAGCACCACCCAACATCCGGCGGTGAAGGTCAGAAACTCACTCATCGCGGCATCTCCGCGTTCGCCCATTCGAGGAGCACATCGGCGTGGCAGGGCTGATCGAGTGGGCACCAGCACGCCAGGTCCTTCCCGCGCAGCTCCACTCGGATGATGTCCGCGAAAGTCTCGAATTCGCCAGCCTCATAGCGAGCCGACATCGCGCCGGCCTTCCGCCGTGGGCCGAACGCGGCGTAATCGAACAGCAGCCCCCAATGCTTGATCTCCGCTCGGAACCGCTCAACGCACCACGCCCGCCATCCGGCAGCATGGTGGCGGTCTGCGTCTTTCCTCACCCACGGGTTTCCGAACAGGCTAGGCCGTCCCACGTACACCGCCCCCTCGGGCATCCGCCAGCCCTTCGTCCGCTGCCGTTGGATTCGCTCAGGCATCGGACCCTCCCCGCAGAACTCCCTCACGGTGTCCAGTCACACCTGGCTTGATGCGCGTCTCGATCTGCGGTCGCAGGCCGAATTGTGAGAGCGCGCGGCCGACTGCTTCATCCAGCAGATCGAACGTCGTGTCCTGGATAGCGCTTGCCAACGCAGTGACCGCCCCGACATGCTCGCAGTTGGAAGCCCGCGCGTCGGTGCATCCCATCAGGCGCAGCAAGTCGTCGATTGCCTTCTGGCGTCGATACTGGAGGGGTTCGGCGCTCATCGCGGCATCTCCCGAACCCGCAGGTCTTCCGGCCATTCGATGTTCGTCTTGTTCATGGCTGCACCACCGAAAGCGGGCGCGACCGCCGGCGCTGCAGCTGCAGCATCAGCCCCGCCGCGTAGACCAGCCCGTCGAACGCCTCATCCAGCAGTTCGGCGCCGAGGTCACGCGTGTCGCTACCCACGGCCAGCTGGCCGTACCGTTCGCGGCCCAGCCGCAACCGCGCGACCACCTGCCCCACGATGTCCAGCTCGTCGCCGGCCAGCGCGCCCAGCGCGTGCTCCAGCAAGTCGACCACGACGTCATCCGCCGCGCCATCCTCCAGCCGCCGTTCCCACGCCTTGCGGAAGTCCGTCTTCATCGCCCACGCTCCCTGCCCGCACGTGCCCCGACTTCGCGCGCCAGGCGGCGCTCCAGCCGCCACATCCGCCCGCGGGCCCAGGCAAGTTGCACCAGCAACCCCGGGACCGCGCAGAGCGCCCAGAGGTTCTGGCCCGCCACAGTCCAGGGCGAGCCGCCCGCGTGGCCGCTAGAATCCGCGCCCCGGGAGGAAGAAGTGGAACCAGATGAATCGTACGAAGAAGCTCTCGATCGGCTGCTCACTGCGTTTCACCAGGGGCGAGCTGCTGGATCTCGGAGGTCGCAGCCGTCACCCGAAGACGATCGATCTCTCTAACCATCCATGCGTAGAGCGCCGCTCTCGCCGCTTCCGCGCGAGCCATCTCGCCGGCGGTAGGTGGGCGGCCGACGAGTGATTGCCATGCTTCAACAACCCCGCGCCGGGTCGACAAATCGATGGCCTCTTTGATGGTGGCGGAGAAGAGCTCCGTCATGGCAGCAACTCCCGCACTTCCACCCCGAACAACTCCGCCGCCTTCAACCCCTCCGCCAACGTCATGTACGAAGAGCCCTTCAGAATTTGCGAGAGCCGAGACGGCCAGATGCCCATGTACTCGGCGACGAAACCTTTCTTCAGGCCCCTCTGCCGGATGAGGCGCGCCAGCGGCGTCTCGATGGTGGTTGTTTCCAAGTTCGTCTCCGCGTTAGCGAATTTCGTTGTCGCGAAAGATACCTTAGTTTCCACGAAAGATGCAACCCCTTGCTGCCCTAAACTGCAAAATTCTTTGCTAGTGTCAGTAGTCCAATGCCGGTCGCGGTTCTCGTGAGGCCATTCGCCGTCTGGCTTGACCGCCAGATGAAGGACCATCGGATCAATCAGTCGCAGCTCGCTGCGTACCTCGATACGAGTCCGTCGGTTGTCAGCGCCTGGCTCAAGGGCGGCGTGCTGCCCAAACCGGAGATGTGCGCTGGCCTCGCCCGCGTGCTCCATGAGCCCGTCGAGCTGGTCATGCGCGAGGCTGGTCACCTGCCGGAGTTGCTGGAACTGTGGGTCCGTCATCCCGGGAAACTCTCCGAACCTGTAAGGATTCCTTACGGGTTCGGAAAATCAGATAGTCGTGGGCCCGGGTGCGGTGGGCGGAGTGGGCGGAGTGGGCGGCGAGTAGACGTAGGTCACGTGGAAGACGTTCCGGCGTGGCAGGATCCAGTAGCCGACGATGCCGAAGAGGCAGCCGATCATGCGGCGTGAGCTCGTCGACGTCGTGGTCTGGACCACCCAACCCTGTTCGAGGTGCCGCTTCATGTCACTCTCGTAGGCGCGCTTCGACTTGTATGTCCGGATCTGGACCTCGTTCGGCGTCGGCACGGCGGTTCCGCTCCTGGGGGAGAGATTGGCCCGGACTTTACGCTCTTCGCGTCACCATCCTCAACCGAGGGCCAGTCGAGGTCACGGAGGAACTCTGGCTCATGGCGCTGGAAGCGCTCTGGGCCGCTTTGCACCCCGAAGAGTAGTCCTCCGGACGGCCCAGCCGCATCCGTGCCTGGGGGCCTCCTCGAAGACCTGATGCGAGCAGCGGAAGAAGCACTCGAGCGCGAAGTGCTTCATGGCTTGCAACTCCACTGGGTCCATGGTTCGTAACCGCGGCCGATGTCGTACTGGTAGGTCGCCCAGGCCACACGCGCGTTGACCAGCGGGTCGGCCCACCGTTCGGGGTCCTCGCCCGCATACCGGAACCAGGTCGACTCGTTCAGCTGGAACAACCCTTTCGAGCGACCCTGGTCACCGTCCGCGTTCGGGCTCCACATCGATTCGCACCATGCCACCGCGAGCGCCTGCGCGTGCAGCGCCGCCGGCCAGCCCGCTTCCACCAGCACCGCGACCATCTCCGCTTCGGTCAATTGCCCGCCAATGCTCGCCGACCGCACACTCGCGCGCTCCACTACTATCGTTTCGATCGCGATGGTTTCGCCCGGGTGGTTGTCAGCATCTGCCAGCTCTTCGACCGGCTTGTCAGGATCGGCGGGAAATTGACGGGTCCACGGGGCCGCGTACGCCGCAGGGAAAAGCGCCGGCGGCTGGTAGGCCAGTACCATCACCGGCGCTTCCGCTTCCACCCGGCCGGGAGAGGTAGCACGGTCCGGGAGGAGCCCGAGGAGGTAGCCCAGCGGCACGAGGCACACCAGGCCAATCGCGATGCGCCCGCTCAGACGCGAGGACCCCGCAGCTTGCCCAGGAATGTGATGATCTCCGGCGCGGCCCGGTAGGCCCCACCCATCACCGCGCCCCAGAACCACGTGCTCCAATCCGTCGGCGCGACCGACTCCGTGCGCGTGAATTCCACGAGCACGTACAGCAGCACGACGATCAGCACGTCGACGATTTCGCCCCGAAGGGTCAACAGTCCGTTCTTCATGGCAACACCAGCCCTGGGAGTTGTGCCTGCAGCGCGACCCGCCACGACTGCAGGACGTTGTTCAGCGCGTACGCCTGCGCGCTCCCCGCTTCGAGGGCGCCGAGGCGTCCTTCGATGAGGGCCAGCCGGGCGTCGATCGTGTCCTGTTCCGCCTGCTCCAGGCCGTACCCGGCGAGCAGGCTGTTCCCGGTCGCGTTCCAGGCTTCGACAGCCGGTTCGCCGCCGAGCGCGGACATGACCTTTTCGAGACGGGTAAACAGCGCCATGCGCTCACTCTCCGGGATGAGGTAGTCCAGCGGATTGACGAATTCGCCCGGCGCCGAGGGGTAGGTTGGGAACCACGGCACGCGGCACACGCCCCAGTGGACGTGGCTGCCGCCCGGGCCCGCCGGGATGGTGTAGCCCGTGTGTCCCTGGTAGCCGAGACGCTTGCCCGCCTGCACGGTCATGCCGTCGTAGACATCGCCGGCGTAACCGCTGAAGTGCGCCATCAGGACGTAGAGGCCGTCGGCCGTCGCGATCTTCGCCGCGTTCCCGAACGAGCCGTCGCCCCAGCTCCCCTGGGGATGGAGCACGAGCTGGCCATCGCAGGGGGCGTACACCGGCGCGCCTTCGCCCAGGCGGTCTACGAGGTCCACGCCGCCGTGCTGCCCGCCGAAGTACTGCGTTATCACTCCGTCCACCGGGTAGTCGATGAAGCTCGGCATCAGGCCCTCACCCGCATTGCCCACTCGTCGCCCAGGCGGTCGTTGATGCGCTCGGCGATGCGCTCCGCCAGCTCCGTGTCCGGTTCGTATTCGAGGGTGGTCACGGCGACGTCGTAGGCCCCGGTGTAGTTCAGGCGCAGGGCCATCGATTCCGCCAGCTCGCGCGAATCGACGTCCACCATGAACGCGAGCGGGAACGGCTTCCGCTTCCAGGTGATGGCGTAGGCGATCATGCCCCACCGCCTTCTTCGTTCGTGTGCGGCGGCGCGAGACGCGATTTCAGTTCCTGCAGCTCAAGTGTGAGGAGCTTGACCTGTTCGTTCAGGGCCCGGTTCTCGGCGTTGAGGCGGCTGTTCTCGGTGGTCAGCCGGTCCACTTCTTTCGCCAGCCGGTCTACCTGGTCCGTGAGCCGCTTCATGAGCCGGTCGTTTTCCGCCCAGAGCTCGCTGGCGTTGCTGGTTTCGACCGTGCCCGCGCTCGTGCGCTTGCTCGCCCGGTAGGTCATCACGCCGCCGAAGACTGTCCCGAAGACGCCGACGAGCGGCCCGGCTATCGCCATCACCAGGTAGAAGTTCATCGGGGGTTAGCGTCGGGCCCCGGAAGGTGTGGCGGTTCCGGCTAGTCTCGCACCAGCATCGGCAGGCGGAGCGGAGGCGGCGGCTCCGCTCCGTAGAGCGCCACGATCCCCGCACGGTCGTCGGCGCCGATGGTGTTGCAGCAGGCGTAGTACATCGAAGCGCCGCGTAGCGCCGGGTCCTTTTCGTCGAACGCTTCCGAGCTATGCCCAAGCCCGAGGCAATGCCCGACCTCGTGCGTGATGACGCCCATGTGGGCGACTCCCGTCGGCTTCACCGAGATCACGCAGCCGGTGGTCTTTCCGCCAACGCTGGCCCAGCCGGCCACTCCCGCGATGTTCGCGCCGTAGGGCCACGGGTCCACGACCTGGAGGATGATGTCCGGGTTGGCCGAACAGCCGCCATCCTCCAGCGCCGAGACCGCCGCCCATTCCTTCACGGCCTGCGCAAGGGCGGGGTTGCCGCACGAGTAGGTAATCGCCTTGTGGTCCCACTTCGAACCGGTGAGGGTGTACGCCGAGAGGATGACGGTGAGGGCGATGAGGAACGGCAGGTGGCGCGCGGCACGCCGGCGAAGCGGTTTCATGGGGCACTCCGCCACTGCAAGATGGCCGCCGCATACGCCGCCCATGCCGCGTCCTCCCGGTTGGTGAGCGCGTTCATCGATGCCACGCCCAAAGCTCGCGCCTGCGCCTCCAGCCGCGTGTTCTTCCATCGCTGCCAGTCGGCGTAGAGCGATTCCATGCGGCGCTCGAAGATGGCGCGCGTCTGTGTGGGCGCCGAAGCCTCCCGACCCGCGATTCCCGCCAGCGGGTCGTCGGCCAGCGCGTCCAAAATGGCCTGTTTGCGCTCCTCGAGCGTGCGGCCACGCAGGTCCTCGCGGGCCACAAACACCCGGTCGATGCGCGAGGTGCCATCCGTGTAGGCGCCGGGCACCTCGATATCGATCCAGTAGCCACCGGGTGCGGTCAGGGCGTTTCGGATGATGCGGCTCATCGTGTAAGATCCTGGGAGATGCGAGTTCGGCTTCTCACTCTCTGCCGAGTGGCACAGCTCACCGATGACGGGACGGCTAACGCGATCGGTATCGTGGACTTCTTCTGGGCCGCGGCCTTTCCGGCAAACCTCAGCGCGGAAGTACTCGTCGGGTTCGAAGCCGATGCGGGAGATGAAGGAGTGCGTGTCGAGCCAACGCTCAGACTCGTTGACCCCGACGAGCGCGTTCTCTTCGAGGCCGCGCTCGTTGTGGTGCCGGGGACGCCCGGTTCATCCGGGGAGCGCTGGGTGCGATACGTCCCTGTAGGGCTGCAGTTCATCACCGAGCGCCCTGGCGAGCACGAGCTACGGGTGTCCCTCGGGGGTGACACGCTCGCTTCTTTGTCTGTCTCGTTTATTCGAAAGTCGGCGTAGCTCATCGCAGCATCCTCCGCCGCTCCACCACGCGGACCTTCTTCTCGGCCCAGCGGCGCATCTGCGCGCGCACGGGGTCGCACTTCCGGCAGCGCGTGTCATTACACGGCCCCACCGAATCGACGTGAGGTCCGCGCATCCCTGCGGGCATCCCCTGCAGCAGGATCGGCCGCTTCGTCATGCGTTTGCCTTCAGGAGTTTGGTTAATCCATCTCGCCCCGCCGCGCCCGCCGCCGCCGCACCACCAGCCGCACCGTTTTGCCCGGTTCCCGCGCCAGTGCCGCCCGAGCCTGCCGAGCCTGCACTGCCGCCTGCTCCTGCCGTCGCAGTTATCGTCCCACTGTTCACAACATCGACCGCCAGGACGAACACCAGACCTCCGCTGCCGCCCCCGCCTCCAGAACCTGCGCCGCCGCCGCCGCCGCCGCCGCCATTTGCGCTCCCGTTGCCGCCATTGCCGCCGTTGCCGCCATTCGACCCGGCCACCCCGTGGGCACGAATGGTCCCCTGGTTGTCCAGGATCTCGCAGCAAATGATGAGAATGCCACCGCCATCTCCGGCGTTACCGGACGCTCCGGCCCCACCACCTCCGCCGCCTTCGTCGCCGGCAGGGACCCCGTTCGTTCCATTCGCACCGTTCGCCCCGTTCGTCGCACCACCAGCTCCGCCCGCTCGCGCCGCCGCGCCACCGTTTCCTCCACCTCCGCCGCCGCCAGCCCCGGCGGACCCTCCACCGCCGCCGGCGCCACCCTTGTGGGTGTAGACGAAGTCCACCAGGGTCGAAGGGATGTCGAGCCCCCGCGTTGCCGCTGTCGGTTGAGCACCGGCCGTGCCGGCGCCGCCCGCGGTTGGGGCAGCGCCGCCCGTCACCCCCGCGGCCCCGGCAGTCCCGCTGCCCGTGCCTCCCGGGCCGCCCGCGAGCGTCCCTGATCCTCGGCCACCCGCGCCGCCCGCCGCAGATGCGCCCCCGGCGGCACCGTTGACGGCTCCGGCTCCACCACCGCCGCCGCCTCCGCCGCTACCCCCACCGGGCCCGGCCTGGATGGCGGTGTAATACTGCGGGGGCGAGGTCAGGGTCGCGTTCCCTTTGTCAGCCTGGGCTCCGGCATTCGCCGATGATGGTGCTGAACCAGCAACCGGGGCCGCACCGCTCCATCCGCCCGCGCCACCCGCGCCGCCTGCCGTGAACGCACCCGCAGCCGAGCCGCGCGCATCGCAGTGCAGCACGCACCCGCTCGCGATGCTCACCTTCCGCGCGAAGATGAAGCACGGGCTGGCGCCCACGTCCACGACGGCGTTGTTTGTGAGGTTCAGCTCGTCGTAGTAGAGGACGCCGTTCGTGGGGCTCAGCGTGGTGTTCGAAGACTGATTGAGGATCGTGGTCGAGCCGTTTTGGAACGGGAAGCGGATGCCCAGGTCGCCCAGCTGGTTCACATCGAAAATGCGCTGGATGGCGATGTCGGCCGTCGGGTTGAAGACGACGTTGCCGAAACTCCCGTAGCCGGGGGCCAGGGTACTTCGATCTCTCACTCCACGGACCACGGGGCACCTCCGCTAGATTGCCTGGGCATAGAAATTCTCGTAGAGAACAACGGCGGTCGACCGGCTGAACAACCCGGCGTTGACCTGGTCCTGGAAGGTTGAATCGGTCGCGTCGATAACAAGCTTACGGTCGACCCAGACCCGGATGCGGCTGCCCTGGCAGATGACGCGCAGTTCGGCGGTGTCGGCCGCCGTCCATGCGGCAGTGGCGATGCTCGTCTCCGCGCCCGATTCGAACTTCGAGAGATGCACGAGGTTGTCGCCATCGTCGACGTAGGCGGTCAGGAAGTTGCTCGAATCGGTCTTCCGAAAGCACACCCCGCACTCTTCGTCGCTGTCGCCCGAGAGGTTGGAGAGCTGCACTTCGATGACGCCGTTGAACGCGTCGCCGTCGAGGGCGCCGAAACCGAGCGTGGTGAGCCACCACGGCCCGCCGTTGAACCCCATCCCCTGCGCGATGACGTTCTTAATCGCCAATTACGTGGCCCTCGTGCGGCTCGTGGGGGCGGTCGCGCTGTTGAGCGTGTAGGTCGCGGCCGTCGTGGTGCCGTCGAGCTTCTTCACGGTCAGCGTTGTGCCGGAGATGGCGAACTCGGTGAGGGCGCCGATGAGCAGGAAAATGGCCTGTGCGAGCGTGGGGGCCGCGCCGTCCGCGTTGTAGCTCTCAGTCAGCGCCGTGGTCAGTACCTTCGTGAAGATCTCGGTCAGCGCGTCGGCGGCGAGGGCGTCGGCGTCGATGGCATCGGTCGCGATGGCGGCCGCGGTGACGGCTGCCGCTGCGATGCTGGCAACCTTCACTTCCGGGATTCCGGCAGCTGCCGTGAGAGCCGTACCGCCGAAGTGGGTAACGTCAACCTCGGGGACACCCGCGACAGTTGGGGTGGCCGGCGCCGTAGCCAGCCACGCCTTCACGTCGGCGGGCATGTAGCCAGCGTCGATGTCGTCGCCTGCGAGCGCGCCGTCGTCGGTGATGGGGTAGTACCAGAGGTCGATGACAAGCGTGCCGTCAGTGATGTTCGCGCCCGAGATCGTGAGTATGAGATTTTCAGAGAGGGCTACATGGGGCGCTGTCCCTGACTCAAATCCGAGTGACGAAGTTCCCCAGCCAGACCACCATTCGCCGGTATCAACATCAACAGCGTTTGTGTCTCCAAAGAACCCCTCGGGGGCACTGGCCGTGCCGAAGGACATCACTGCCGTCGCGCCCGATTCGGTCAGGTTTTCTGAACAAAATGCCGGGGGCAACAACTCCGCCAACACCCGTCCCGTGATGGTAAACACCGTAACTGTCCCGGCCGCTCCGTTCCCCGCGCTGCCGTCGAACGCGATTGTCTTACGAACGTGCCGGAGGGCGTTCGTTGTCGATGCTATCGTTGCCATTTACGCCACCGCCATGCTCGGCACCTGGAGCGCCGTGCTGTTGGGCCGCGCCGCGTTGCTCGCGATGTCGAACCCCGTGTCGTCACTCCACGCGTCTCCGCTGAAGCTTGTCCCCAGGTCCCCGCTCGCGTTTGCCCGGTCGAACGTGTCGAACACGATCGCGTCGAGGTTCCGGTAGACGTAGGAGGGGATGAGCGTGACCCGGATGCTGAACAGCTCGCCGGCCCAGCCCGCCGGCACCGTGTAGTCCAGCGCTTCGACGTACCACAGGTCATCGACCATCGCGCTCTGGAACAGGTCCGACGCGCTCGTGTAGCTGATGAGGTCGCCCAGGTCGACCGAGAGCATCGCCAGTATCTCGTCGGCGAACGCCGCCATGAACGAGAGCCGCAGTACCGGCCACGGATACCGCCCGACGCGGAGCTCCTGGTAGGCGTAATCGCGCAGCTTCCCACCCGAGTCGCCCGCGAACGGCACATCGAACTCGAGGCCCTTGCCCGACGGCAGCCCGCTCATGCTCAGGGAGAACGATGCCTCCGAACGGTCCGCGAAGAACTCCACCGGCTGGCCGCGCAGCCGGAACTTCGTCACGTAGATCGTCCCGCTGTGGCCGTTCACCAGCTTGAGGGTGAACTTGTTCCCGCCATGGTCGGTGACTGTCGGGGTCAGTGAACTCGTGCGGTCCGTCCCCGTCCCGGCCTGCGCATCGTTCGCCGTGTAGTCGTAGACGGCGTCCGGAGTGGTCAGTGCCACGTAGGCGCTGTTGGCCTGGAACGTGCGCTGCCACACTTCGCCCGCGGCCAGCGCCATGCTGGTGGCGGTGGGCTTCGTGAACATGTTCTGGCTGAACTCGAAGATCGGCGTGTCCGCCTGGCCCGTGAGGAACACGGTGGCGCGGGCGACAACGCTCGTGAAGAGTTCGAGCGGGTTGAGGTCGTATTCCTCTTCCTGCGGCGAGATGTCGGTCCCGCTTCCCCATGTGTCGCCGGGCGTCGAACCCAGGCGGCTGGCGCGCGATTCGAACCGGATTTGCCCCGTGGCCGACGGGTAGAGCAGCCCGCCCATTTCCGAGGCCACGACCGCCGTCATCGCGTCCAGCGGCTTCTCCCCCGCCGCGAAGTGCATCGGGAGGTCCTGCACGCCGTCGTCGAAATCCCGGTCCCCAGCGGTGAGGCCCATCGCATCCATGATCGCCACCAGGGCCCCATCCGTATCGCGCGTGGTCGCGGCTGTGACGTGCACCAGGCCGCCGTTCTGGAGGAACCAGAACAGGTCTTCGCATTCGACATTGCAGGTCGATGGCACGCCCACCCTGTATGTCGGCTTCCAGCTCATCGCGTAGCCGGTCCAGATCGTGTAGTCGACGGCGCTGTAGTTCGCCATCAGCTTCACTGGCACGCCGGGCGCGATGAGCCCGAAGAGCGACGATGCGGAGTTTTCCGGGGTGAACGTGCCATCGCGGTTCGAGAGCGTGAGCGTCATCCTGCTTGTCAGCCGGCGGCCGTCGCGGCCGATGCCGCGCGAAATGCGAAGGTCCATCCCGGGCATGTCGATGTAGGGCGTCAGGTCCGTCTCGTAAACCGTGTCGCCATCGAAGTCCGCCGAAAGCGTCCAGGTAATCGTCGCCACTCAGTACGCCCTCGCCTGGTGCTGCGCGACCGTCTCGGCCAGCACCTGGCCGTCGACGACGAGTTGGATGACCTGCGCTGACTGGCTCAACGGGGCGACGTTCTTGCCGTTGGAACCCCACGTGATTCCCGGCGCAGCCGGCGTCACGAACCCGAACATCGGGTCGTTGTGCCAGTCCCAGATGGCGTCCGCGAGTGCCTTCGGGTCATCGCCGCGCGGGTCCAGGGTCGCCGCAGCGCTCAGTGCGCTCGTCACCTTGCCGGCTTCCGCAGTGACCTGGCTCGCCATGCCGGACATCATGGCCGAGCCCGCGAGCTGGCCCGCATGGCCGTATGCCTGGATGAACGGCGACAGGCCGGGGATGTCCCACTTCCGCGGGTCCAGCTTGTCGATGATGCCCTTCGCGAAGTTGGTCACCCACTGCTCGATCTGCCAGGCCATCGCCTTCAGGCCCTGGAGCATCCAGTTGATGATGTCGGCCCCCACCTGCCAGAGGTCGCCGAGGCCCTCCCAGATGGCATCGAAGATTGCCGACCCGACGGCCTTCGCCGCCTCGGCGATGAGGGGGATGGCCCCCCGGATGAGCGCGCCCAGGTTCTCGACGGTCTCCTTGATGTAGCGGATTTGCTCGGCGACGAGTTCCTTCGCCTTCTTCCACGCGCCGCTGAAGTCGCCGCCCAGCAGGTCGATGACGATGCCCAGGGCAAGGGCGATCGTCCGCACGGTGTGCTCCACGACGTTCGCGACCTGTTCGAGGATCGGCTTGATGACGGGCTGGAGCTTCTGCCAGGCGGCGACCATCGCGTCGAGGGCGGGCTTAATGTCGGATTCCCAGTACTGGCGGACCTTCTGGGCGAACTCCTGGATCTTCGGCCCCGATTCGTTCGCGAACCGCTCTACCGCCGGGAGGACCGCCCCCACCAGGAAGTTGGCGAACGCGGTGAACGCGGGGAGGAGCGCTGTCCCGAGTTGCTCTTTCAGTTCGCCCATGCGGAGCTTCGCCTGCTCCATCTGGCCGGCCGTGCTTTTCGCGTAGGTGTCGGCCTGCCCGGCGAACTTGGCCTGGACTGCGGCCAGCGCTTCGGTCTCCGAAGCCCCTTCGCCGATGGTGATGCCGAGCCGCTTGAACGCCTCGACGTTCTCTTCGTTGACCTTGCCGACCATCTTGCTGGCCTGCTCGAGCGAGATGCCCGCGCCGCGGCTGAGGTCCATGGCGATCGCCTGGCGCCGAAGGGCTTCGTCCGTATCGCCGGTGGCGGCGAGGAGTTGCTGGAAGCTATCGCGCACTTCGTCATCGCTGTACGCCAATTTCTGGCCCGCATCGATGCGCTCGTTGACCTTCTGGATGTTCTCGTCGAAGGCGCCGCCGGCGTTGCGGAGCGACTGTTCGAGCCGCTGGGTGGCGGCTTCGTCTTCCGCCGCCGCCTTCGCCGCATCGATCAGGAAGCCCGCGCCCGCCTTGATGCCTTCGGCGCCGAGGAAGCCACCCGCGACTCCCGCGATGGTGGAGGTCAGTCCACTGAGCTTGCCGGTCAGCTTGCCGCTCGAATCGTCGACCTCCGCGAACGCTTTCTTCGCGCCCGAGGCGTCGCCGATGAACTTGATTTCGAGCGTGCGAGTGGTCATCCCGCCGCCTACGGTGGGGTGGCTTGCCGCCTAGCGATTCGAGCGGACGGCCGCTTCCATGAACTCCCGCAGGGCGCGGAATTCGGGGTAGGTCAGCTCCCGGAATTGCGCCGGCGTGTAGCCGTAGTACTTCGCGAACGCTGGGACCCAGGCGGCGAAGCCCCCGCCCCGGGCCCGCCGGGGGGGCGCTGCATGTCCATATCCACCAGCCGTACCTGGCGCACCTGTTCGAGCGTGAGCGCGGGGTCTTCCCGCCGGCCGAGGACCCACACGAGGGCGTTCAGTTCCTTCATCGTGAAGTCGGCGAACGTGGCCTGGTCTTTCTCCAGTTTCGCCAGCATCCGGCCAACCGGTTCGCCCAGAGCGGTTTCGAGGTCTTCGAGGTCGCCCATCGTCAGGCTGTTCGCGTCGATCTGGATTTTCACAGTGGCCCCTCCCGGGTCTCGAAGAGTTCATCGAAGATGCGGTTCCAGCGCGCCTCAGCCGAAGGGAGCGCCGCGCGGATGGCCGGGTAGAGCACGTAGCCATCCCGCCCGCGGTGGGTGGGGAACTGGCGCGTGGACGGCCGCGCTCCGCCGCCGAATTCGTGGCCGAAGAAGGCGGGCGCCTTCGGTCCGCCGCCCAACACCGAGGCGCTGGACTGCGTGGCCGTGGCGCGGATGCTGGCGCGTGAACGGCTGATGGAGCCCGTCCATGATTTCTGCTGGCGCACGGGCCCTGAACGCGAGTCGACGTCGCTGACCCGGTGGTAGAACTTGCCCGTGGCTTCCGCCGCCACCTCCGTGGCGAGGGCCTTGTTCACTTTCTGGAGCCGTTTTGGAAGCTCGCTGTCGGCCTGCTTCAGCTCGGCGCGGAGTTCCTTCAGGCCGTCGACGAGGACCGCGAGCGAGCTGTCCCTCTGGCGGTCACCTGCCATCAGCTCACCGTGTCGCTGGTGACGATTTCGACCGTGACGATCGGGTTCGTGCCGTCGTACAGGGCCTGGAAGGGCGTCGGGTTTTGGACGATGTCCGGGCCGCCGACGGCCGGGGTGCCTCCGGTGTAGGCCAGCTTCGGGATGGTAATCTTGAACGAGTACGGCGTGGCCGTGGTGGGGATCACGGTCGCGCTGGTGAACTCCAGTTCGAGCGTGGCGAGGATGGTCCCGGCCACCCAGGCGGCGTAGCGGGTGAGGTCCTCGAATTCCACGTCCAGCTGGCCGGTGATGGGCGAAAGCCCGCCGGCGAGGGGCTCGGCCTTCGAGTTGCCGATGAAGCGCCGGTCCGTCGCCAGCGCATTGTCGCCGCGGATGCTGAAGTTGCGGACGCTCTGCGCGACCGCGTTCAGGGTGAGCGCGCCTTCCGAGAAGATGAACGGCTCCTGGGTGGCCGAGTAGCTCGCGGCCGCGAGGGCCGTGGCGGTGAGGACGTTCTGGAAGTCGAAATCGAGCATGAGCTTCAGCGCCTCATCGAGGTTCGCTTTCAGCTCCCAGTTCTTGACCTTGCCGCCTTCGTAGGTGAACGCGCGGACCGTGCCGCCGACGTCCGGGACGCCCTTCTGGATGGTGAGCGATTTGCCCTGGAGCGCCGCCGCATCGTGGATGATGGTGTGCGTCTTGTCCGCGCTCGCGCCCGTGATGGTGTTCTGGCCGATGGCGTGCTCCAACAGGAGCCCGAAGCCCTTGTTCAGCACGACGAAGTTCACGGGGCCTCCGCCGCCCTTGATGAACGTCTTCCGGCGGTCGCTGCGGAGGAACCGGCCGGCGCCGAGCTGGGCGACTTCCACCACGCCCACGTCCGTCTGGATGTTCTCGGATTCGTACTCCCAGAACCGGTCGACGGTGACGGGCGTGCCGTAGGTCCCTTCGGCTTTCCCGCCGATCTGGGCCGCGATGCCGGTCTTGATGGCCATGGTCACTCACCTCGTGTTCCGCGCCCGCCTGGGCGGGGTCTAGTTGTTGGCTTCAGTCTTGGTTCGGCCCTTCGCTGGCGATTCCCGCCACGTGTCGGTCTGCTCGAGCAGGCGGCCGGCGAGTTCGTCCGGGCATTCCGCGGGGACGCCCGGAGCTGCCTGGAACCAGCGGGGCTGGCCGTCTTCGATGTACGGGACTTCGACCGCATCGAACGGGCCGTGGTAGGTGATGGTCTTCATGGGGCCTCCGGTCATGGCGCGCGGCCGCTACGAGCTGCGCAGGTCTTTCTTGCAGGCGATGGCGAAATCGACCTGGGCCCAGCGGCCTTCCTGGTTCGCGCCCTGGTCCAACGGGTAGCTGGCGAGTTCGCTCACGAGGGTGGTGCTCGCGATGGTGGGGTCCAGCCGCAGGAAGTCCTCCACCTCGGCGAGCAGTTCGAATGCGCGGGCCCGGGCGAGGCGGATGACGGTCTCGTTCTTGCCCGCTTTCAGTACCCAGATGAGCCCGTTCAGGGTGTATTCCTCGTTCCGCCGGCGGTTGCCGATGAGCCCCCATTCCTGCGTCGCGGGGGTGACGTCGGTCAGTTGGATGCTTTCCTTCGCCGCGGAATCGCCCCCCAGGTAGCCGGTGGAGACCTGGACCTTCGCGCTGATGATGTTGGCGCGAGCCAGCATCCCATCGCCGAAGGCGTTCATGGCCGCGTGGATGGTGCTGGTTACGGTCGCCATCAACCCACCGCCGGGACGTGGTTCCGCGAGCGGTAGTCACGCAACACGCGGTCGACTTCGGGGAAGCCGAACCAGCTCCCGCGTTCGCCCGGGACCGCGAGCCGGAACGTGCCCAGCGCGTCGACCTGGCTGGTGGCGTTGCGGGGCAGGTTCGACCCGGTGAGGTAGTTGCGAGCGACCCACATGGCGGCGCGCTTCACTTCGTAGGGGATGGGCTGGTAGCCGTGGGTGTAGTCGATGCGGATGTTCCGCATCCCGAACGTCCAGTAGCCGAGGCTGTCACGGATGACGCGGCCACTCGGCGAGACGAGCAGGTCCGCCAGCTCGCCGGCGGTGAGGGCCGTCCATGTGGACGTCCCCGCGGTGCGGTGGGCGGCGGCGAGGACACTGCCCACCTGCATCGCCGGGAGCCAGAGCGTGGTGACCCCATCGCCGTCGAGCACTTCCCGCGCGAAGCGCAGGCCGAAGGCGGCGCCGGTCACCTGCTCGAACGCTTCCGCGACCAGGTCGTGGGCGGCGAGGATGAGCGCGTCGGTGTAGGTCGCGGTGTCGCTCACCGCGTCGCGGTCGAACGCGCGCATCTCCGCCTCGGTGAAGAGGAGGTCGCCGACGATGCGGTGGTAGGTGGTGAACGTCTGGGAGTTGGCGCCGACGGTCAGCGTCCATGTGGCGGTGAGGTCCGCCACTTCCGCCGTCTGGGCGTCATCGATCGTTGCCGTGACCTGGCCGCTCGAACCCCCGGTGATGGCCGCGGCCCCGGTGACCACCGTGTTCCCCTGGCCATCGACGACGGCAACCGAGGCGAGCGTGGGGTCCGTGGCCGTCCCGTTCGAGTAGACGGTTATCTCCAGGACTCCCGCCGTTCCCTTCAGGATGCGCGCCGAGCCGGTGCGTTCGATGTTCGCCACGGGCTACTCCTCGGTGGTGGCCGCGGCCTTGTTCCCGGTCCCCTTGCGGGCCTTGTCTTCGGCGGGCTGCGCGGCCTTTTCCTCGGTGGGTTCCTCGGTGGGTTCCTCGGTGGGTTCCTCGGTGGGTTCCTCGGCCTTCGCGCCGGTCAACCCGTAGAGGGCTGCCTCGGCCGGCGAGAGTTCGCCACCCCTGGGAACAAGCAGTTTCCCGCCCGATACCGGTTCTTCCGAGACTTCCCCGGAGGGGGTGAGGTACAGGCGCTTGTCGCTGATGTACATCGGGGGCTTCTCCTCGTGTGTGATGGTGAACGCCATCTAGCTGGCGAAGGCGTACATCGGGACGATGCGATACCACACGCGCACGTGCAGGGCGCTATCGCCGGTCGTGATCGACCCGGTGAGCAGGGCGATGACGAGGGCTGCGTTCGCGACCGGGGTCTTGTCGCTCACGCCGGAGGCCGCGCCCTGGGGGCGGATGTGCCGCGTCTGCGCCGTCGCCTGGTCCAGGAACCCCGTGGTCTCGCCTGAACCGACTTCCGCGCCGGCCTGGTTCGTGTACTTGATGGTGAGGTCTTCGCCGGCAGCGATGCCCGCGTAGGCCGTGCCCGCAGGCTTGTGAATGGTCGCGCCTTCGAACACGAGGCCGAAGTTCGCGCCGGGCGCGGGCACGATCTCCACCGGCGTGGCGAACATGGCGAGCAGCTCCGCCGAGGACACCAGCTTGTCGCGGCTGATGGTCCGTTCGGGCGCGCCGCCCGAGAGCGTATCGGTGTTGCGGTTGATTGCCATCGACTTCCTCCGGTTTCGGGGGGGTGGGGGGTGGGGGTA